CGCGTCGGGGAGTGGCGCAGTCCGGTAGCGCGCCTGCTTTGGGAGCAGGATGTCGCAGGTTCGAATCCTGTCTCCCCGACCATTTTTCAATAACTTAGCGAAGGCCGCCAGCGGCGGTTTACACGCGGTTTACAAGGCCGTGCGGATTCGTGCGTCCGCGGTGCCCGCATGATGCAGCACATTCGCGTCCTGCACGCGCTCGGCGATGCCTTCGAAGGCCAAGCCGCGCTCAACTCGGACACCACCTCCGCGCTCCTGCTGATGTCGATCGCGACCGCTTACCGCGCCGCCGCCGACCAGCTCGATTCTGAAGACCGGGCGGCGCTCGCCGCGCCGGCCGCCTGACCACGTCATCTCGACAAGGAGACCTGCCTTGAACCCCACCCCGACCCCCAGCAGCGTGCCGCTTGCCAAGATCCGGCCGGGCGATAACCCTCGCCGATATTTCGACCCGAAGAAGCACGAGGATCTCGTTGCCGGCATCCGCCAGCGCGGTCTGCTTCAGCCGCTGCTGCTCCGCCCCGCACCCGACGCCGCCGACATCTTCCTCATCGTTGCCGGTGGTCGCCGCTACCGCGCGGCCATGGAGGTGTTCGGCACCGATGGGGAGGTGCCGGCCATCGTCCGCGATATGACCGAGCAGGAAGCGCTCGAGGCCGCGATCGATGAGAACGACAATCGGGCGGACGCTTCCGAAACCGAGCAGGCCGACGCCGCGGTCCGCGTGCTTGCCGCTTGCCAAGATGATCGTGCCGAGGCGGCGCGGCGGCTGGGCTGGTCGACGAGCAAGCTCGATCGACGCCTGGCGCTCGCCGAGCTTTCCGACACGGTCAAGGTCGCGCTGGACGAGCGGCGCATAAAGGTCGGCCACGCCGAGCTGCTCGCGGCCGTGCCGAAGGATAAGCAGGAGCGTGCCCTTGAGAACATCCTGACCGCCGGGCTCGACGTGGGCCAGACCCGCGCAGCGCTGATGCGAATGACGCAGGACCTCGGCGCTGCGGCTTTCGACAAGACCGATTGCACGACCTGCCCTTACAACTCGGCGTCCCAGCGCGCGCTGTTCGAGACGCATGTCGACGATGGGCACTGCACCAGCCCGGGGTGCTTCCAGCTCAAGGTCGAAGGGCACGAGGCAGCGAAGAGGGAAGCGGCTGAGCGCGAGGCTGAGGTAGCGAACACCGCGGCGCCGGCGGTCGAGCAGGTTGCGGCGCCGAGCACACCGGCTCCGGCGCCTGCTCCAGCGGCAGCGGCCAAACCGGCCCCCAGCGCGAGCGCGTCCAAGACCAACGTCACGGCCAAGACGATTGCGGTGCGAGCGCGCACCGCTCGCGAAGCGGCATGGCGCAGCGCAGTGAGCCGTGCGCTCATCGGCGACTTGCATCTGAACGAAAAGTCACAGCTAGGGCTCCGTGCCTTCGCCTGCTCGGTCATCACGCTTGGCGACGACTTCACCCACGTTGCCACGCTGGCCCGGGCGCTCGAGGTGGACCTCCGCGATACCTGGGTCGTCGACAAGGCTTTCCTCGACCGCTTCGACAAGGACGAGCTGAAGATCATCGCCATGGAGTGCGGCTTGGTCGCCCACATGGGGGAGAAGGTCTTCGCGCGCCTGCTCAAGTCCCGGACGACGGACATCATCGCCGGGATGCTGAAGGCGACCGGCTTCGACTGGTCGAGGCGCTTGCCGAGCTCGATGACGCTCGACGGGAAGTACGGCGCGCCGCCGGCACCACCGGTCGTCGAGGCCGAACCGGCCGCCGCCTAACCAAGCTCCAGAGACAAGGACCACACCATGCTGATCACCAGCCTCACGCCGCTGCTCGCCCGCTACTCGCTCGGCCTCGACCTCGTGGCCGGGCCCGACGGGGCAGTTACCCTGACTATCATCCCGCGCAAGGCGGAGGGCAGTTCGCACAAGCCGGGCGCGGACGAGCTGCGCCCCATCTCCATTACCGCGCCCGCCGAGGAGATCGACGCGGAGCTGGCGAAGGGTGAGGAAGGCGCGCTCGGGAAGCTGATCGTCACCCGCAAGGCGCTGGCCGACCAGCTCGCGGAGCAGCTGCAGGCGACCGAGTCCGCCAAGGCGGCCGCGAAGCCCAAGCCGCCGGCAGGAAAGGCGCCGACCCCCGCACCCGCGGCCAAGCCCGAATCCAAGGCCACCCCGCCGGCCGCCCAGGCAGGAGCGGGCGAGCCCGCACCCCTCTGGTGACCGGCGCGACCGGCACCACCCTCCAGGAGACGACCATGCAGATCAACGAACTCACCCGCGTCTATCGGTACGACGGCATCGACCTTCCGGTCCCGCCGCACCTCGCCAACGACCCGCAGGGCCTGCGCGCCTATCACGCCACGCTCTACCCGGCGATCACCACCGCCGAGGCCGTCGACGCCGGCGTGGTGAATGGCGCGCTGGTCACCGAATACCGCCGCGCGGTCGGCACTAAGGGCTGACCATGCCCTCGGGAACGAAGGCGGCAATTCCAGCCGCTCCCCGCAAGACGCTCCTCGAATGGATCGATGAAGACGATGGCGACACGACCGGCGGACCGCCCCCGTGCGGAGCGAAAGACCAAGCACTCCACGCGCGGATCCTCACCACAGAGGGTACCGAGAGCGAACCGCTCCAGCCGCCTCCCGGCCTTCGGCTCGCGCCCCTCGGTTGAACTGGCCGGCCGGGCGGTCGCGATATCGCGCGATGTGCCGTGGTGCTTCGACAGCGCGCCGCTCGCGCCGCACCACAAGGTCATCGGCCGTTGGGCTGCATCGCGCGCGGCAAGCGAAGACCGCTTCACCCGGGCAGAGGCGCGGCGGCATATCGAGCGCGTCTTCAACCGCGCGGTGTTGGAGATCCTCAGGCCGTTCAAGCTCGCGGAGCTCCGGACGGTGGTCCTGCTCGGCAGTGAGGAACGCCCCCCTGCGATCGCCATCATCTGCGACACCATTGGCCAGATCGAGCTCGGCTGGATCGAGGAGACTAGCGGCCTGCTGTCTGCGGTGTTCGCCAAGCCTGACGGGCGTGTCGCGCCCGCAAGTTGGGGGGCAGCCGCTTATGCCGCGCTCACTGGCACGCTCGGCAATGTGCTCCCGATCTTCAACTATCAGGACCTCATCGAGGAGTTCTCGAACTACTATTGGGATGGGGAGACCGATGATGTCGCGGCCTCGAAGGCGCTCATTGAATTCCATGGCATGGATCCAGATGAAGTCGATGAGGAGACACTTCCGTCGGCGGTGAATGGCAAGCGCCCTCCCTGGATGCTCGCGGAGAACGCCGCGCTGATCCAGCACTTGCCGACAGGCCTACGCGCTCGAATCCGCAGGCTGCGCAAAGCGCACAAGGCGTTCATGCGCGACGGGCTTTCCCGCGCCGCCTGGCTCTTCGATTTCGATGCGCTGATCGAATATGCGCCCGATTACGAGGATCGCGCGCACCTGCCGGGCCTGACCCTGGTGCCAGCTGACAAATTCGGCCGCGAGCTCGACGAGATGGGGCGGTGGGGCATGGAGCAGGGCTTCATGGACATCGCCGGCCTCTGCCCGCTGGGCGACCCGAACCAGATCGATGCGTGGTTCGACTCATTGCGGCTCGGCGCCGAGGTCCTGCTCGCCGCCCAAGATCTCATCCAATCCGACCCCACCAACGACTGAGGCCGCACATGTTCGCCCACACCACCCAGTTTGAAGCGACGGCGGGAGATCTGCCGTTGACGAACGCGATCCTCCTTTACCGAGGAGCTGCGAGGGCAGGTGCCCCCGCCTTTGCCAGCCTCCACCCGGTCGATGACCAGGACGGCCAGCCGACGATCGGCGCCGGGGCTCCACTCACCCGCGCACATCTCCGGCAGTGGACCGCGGCCCTCGGGCGGACCGCGAAGCCCGAGCTGCTTCCCGACAATGTGCTCGTCGCGCACCCCGACATGCTCGCGTGGTGGGTGCCGGAACAAGTGCGGTCGGCCTTCTTCGCGCTCTCGAGGCCATCCGCCGACCTCAAGGCGCTGAAGGAGCGGACGACGCTGCCGTTGCCGTACCCCGCGCACTTGTTCATCGCCACGCGGACCCGCCTTGGCGTCTTTGCCCTGGCGGAGAACAGGCGTCCAACCGCCGACACGGTCGCCCTATATTCCCCGGTGCTGAACGTCTTCATCGAAGGGCACCTCTGCTGGGGCAACATCGCAAAGCCGAAGGCCCTTACCATCTCGGCGATGGCGGAGTTCGAGCGGGCGGTGTTCGACTCGTGGTCGACGCACGCCAATCCCGGGCAGGAAAACTCGGTCACCGGGAAGGGCGGACTGGTCCGCCTCTGGGATGACCTCGCAGCGCGCAAGGCGAAGCGGTTCCCAGTCAAGCGCTTGAAGCCCTTCGGTTCCCGGTTGAAAGGGGCCAATCCGATCACGGTGGGCCAGCTGATCGCGGGGGCTACGCGATGATGGAGGCGCTTGCCGACGATCCGACCGCGGCCGCGATCCTCGCCACGATCCCCTGCTATCCGGTGCCTCCGACCGGCCGATCGCCGGGCATCGACGCGCTTCGCGCCGCTCGCGCCGGCCATGGCCTCGCCATCGGCCAGGACGGCGTGATGCTGGTGCTGCGCCGCCCCTGGCTGGCGCTTGATGCGCGGTTGGCGACGCCGCTGCCGGCTTATCTGCCCTTCGGGAGCGTCGGCCGGCCCGGCGCAATCCTGCGCTGCGGACTGATCCCCGCTGAGCTCCTCGATCGCATCGTCGATCACTTCGCCGCCGCGCTCCCCAATGAGGCGGCCGCCTTCGTCATCTGGAACGAGGAGACCCGAGTGTTCGCGGTTGAGTTTCCCGACATCGGCGAAGCGACGCCGTCGCGGCTGGTCTACCGCCCGCCGGTCCTCGCGCCTGGCTGGCATATCGTCTGTGACGTCCATAGCCATGGGAATGGCCGCGCATACTTCAGCAGCACGGACGACGCTGACGACGCGCATTCGACCAAAATCGCGGTGGTGATCGGCCAGCTCGCGCATGAGGGCGGCCCCGAGTTGGTGGGCCGCATCTGTGCTGGCGGCATGTTCATCATGATGCCCCGCAGCCCCTTCGCCGGAGACTATCGTGCCTGACCAGTCGAATCGCCATTTCCTGAGCCGCGCGCTCGACGGCCGCGCCATCGATGTCCTCCTCGTCGGCTGCGGCGGGAACGGGGCTCAAATGCTGATGGGGCTCGCGGCGCTGGACACCGCAATGCGCGCGATCTCATCGCGGGCGCTGAACGTCACGGTCGTCGACGATGATATCGTGACCGAGGCGAACCTGGGCCGTCAGCCATTCTATCGCTGCGACCTCGGCAACTCGAAGGCGCGAACGCTCACCGAGCGGATCAACCTTGCCCATGGTCTGGCCTGGCGGGCAGTCCATGGGCGCGCGCCCGATGACATCGGAGTCGACGGGATCGATCTGCTCATCACCTGCGTGGACACCGCCTCGGCACGCCGGGCGATCGGCGCGGCCCTGGGGTATACCGAGCGATGCCCCGCCTACTGGCTGGATCTGGGCAACCGCGCCACCGACGGGCAGTTCGTGATTGGAAACCCGAGGGAGTGGGCCGGCGACGGGCCGGGCCGTCTCCCGACCGTGCTCGAGCATTTCCCCGAGCTGGCGGACGAGAGCGTGCCCGAGGACGATGCGCCCAGCTGCTCGGTCGCCGAGGCGCTCGAGCGGCAATCCCTGTTCGTCAATAGGGTGGTGGCCAGCAGCGCGCTCGCGCTGCTGTTCGACCTGCTCGGCCGCGGCTCCATCGGTCACGCTGGCGCCTTCATCAATCTGGCGAGCGGCCATGCGGTGCCGATCGCGCTGCCGGCTAGGGCGGCAGAGAAGGCGAGCGCATGACGCAGACGCGCGAGCAACTCGCGGCTGAGATTGCCGCAGCGATCGGCGCGGCCGTGCTCGGTGCCAAGGCCATCGATCCGGACAAGGTCCGCGCAGCGTGGCGCTCACACCTTCCGGTTCCGACCAGCGACGAGATCGCGAGGGCTTTGAAAAGCCTCGGCTGGCGTCGAACCAGTGGCGGCTCCTTCAAGGCACCCGGCGTATGACCTGGCCCTTCGGCGAACTCGGCATGTTCGGCTATCGCTTCCTCCTGATCGACTTCCCGTGGGACTTCGAGGGTGGCGGCGACCGAAACGCGCGCAATCACTATCCCTGCATGTCGCCGGAGGAGGGCGCGCGCTTGCCGGTGGGCCAGCTCGCCGGGCGCGATTGCGGCCTTGGACTATGGGTGACCGATCCGTTCCTCGAGAAGGGGATCTGGCTGATGCGCCAGTGGGGCTTCGACTATGTGTCGGTGCTCTTCAACTGGGCGAAGACAACGAAGACCGGGAAATGGCATTTCGGCACCGGCTACGGCACGCGCGCGAACCCCGAGCTTTGCCTCCTCGGCATGACCGGGAACCTCGGTCGGCCGAAGGACCGCGCCGTGCGGCGCCTGCTGGTGGAGCCGGTGCGGGAACACAGCCGCAAGCCGGATCGCGTCCACGCCGATATCGAGCGGCTATGGGACGGCCCATATGCAGAGTTGTTCGCGCGATCGCGCCGGGCGGGCTGGGACGCCTGGGGCAACGAAGTCGGGAAGTTCGGAGAGGCGGCATGATCAGCCGCATGCTCCGCCGGGACACCTGACTTGCCGACTCGGCGGTCAACGGCATAGGCTCCGGGGATGGCAGACGAGATCAGCGTGGGCACCCAGGTCCAAATCCCCCCCGGTCCGGGGCGCCCTCACGTCGTCGTCGCGACAGTCACGCGCATCGATGGCGAGCGGGTCTGGGTGGAGCGCTTCGGCACGAAGAAGATCGAAGGGCCCTTCGCGAAGTCGGAGCTCAAGATCGAGCCGCCGAGTGGTCCAATTCGAGTGCTTTTCCCGTGAGCGAGCAGCCTCATCCGAACAGCGGCAATGCCAAGCTCCGCGCCGCGCGCGAGGCGGCAATCGACGCCATCGCCGCGGCGACCAGCGGTCGCGCCTCGATCGAGGTTCGCCACCTCCAGTACCTCGTCGGGGTCACCGAGTATCTGAACATGGGCAACAGTGCCCCTCCCGCCTGAACCCGTCGCTTGGCGGCGCATCGCTCAGGCGGCGTTGATGGCCGTCGCGATCGCGCTTTTCGCCGCCAGCATGCCGGGCTTCGACGGTTAGCGTTTGGCCGGAGTGATCTCGCACCATCCCCGGCGATTGCATCTCGAGCAGCGCAGGCGATTGGTGAAGTCCCGATAGGTCACACACCCGGGCAACTTCTTATACAGATCCTCGGTCATCCATATGGCCTCGCGCCCGCATCGCCTGTCGTTCACAGGGGGCGTGCATCGGATCACGATGTGGGTCGCAAAGCCCACGGCCTCGTCGAGCGGGAGGTCCAGGCGTCCTTTGCCGAGAAGACGAGGGTTGGGCATTCGCGAGAACATGGCGAGAACAACCGAGTCGAGGCAAGCCCCAACCTCCAGAATTCCGGGCACAAAAAAAGCGCCCCAGGCCGTGAGGCCCGGGGCGCGGAATACGATGGGAGCGGAGGCTAGGCGGTGAGGGTGCCTGCCGTCAGCGGAGGGTTGACCTTGGCGGCAATCACCGGCTCGGCCATCGCGCGGTGCATGGCGTCGGACATGTGAAGGCCGTCGACGCTGTACGAACTGGAGACGGCCGCGCCGATCGCGTGGGCCTTCGTGAAGTTCTGGTTCGCACCGTTCGCCGCGGCTTTGCCATAGGCGGTGTAGCTGCCGCTGCCGTTATCCGTCAGGCGGACAATCGATATCGTTTCCGCATTCGAGGTGCCGGCGTCGATCACCAGGTAATTGCCCACCACCGGCGCTGCGGCCGCCGTGAATGTAATCCCGGTGGCGCTGGCGCTGGTCGAGGTTGTAACCGCGGTCGTGACCGTGCCGCCGCCGGCTGCGGCCATTGCGGGGACCTTCCACTTCGGGATCCCGGAACCATCGTCGCTCGCGCGGACAACGCTGGCCCCGTCGACCACGAGGGACACGGGCCCGGGCTTGGTGGCCAGCCAGGCGTTGACGAGATCCAGACTGTTGCCGATCTCGCGGTTTGTCTGCCCGGCAATGGTCGTCCAGCCGTCCGAAGAGTTGCTCTTCACGGTGATCGTGTTCTGAACGATCGGCACGCCAGGATATCGGGCCTGCAGCCAAGCCCACCACGACGTCATCCGGGCTTGCATCGCGGCGAAGACTGCCGTGTCCGTGGGGGAGCCGGCGAGGCCCAGCGCAGCGCCGGCCAGGTCGTTGCGCCCGAGCTCGCTCCAGATCGCGGTGAAAGGCCACATGCGGCCGCGGTTCAGAACGTTGCGGGCATAGTCGATGATCGCCTGGCGGACGTAGAAATATCCGGTGGTGGTCTCCATGAAGTCGAGAGTGACCGAGCCGTGGTTGGTGAAGTTGCCCACGCCGACGGCGCCGTTCGTGCTCGAGTCGAGGCCGCGCGGGATATAGCCCACCATCCCGTGCTCGGCCGCGCTCGTGTACCAGTCCCGGTCATCGTCCTGCTGGCCCAGGCTATCGGCGAACAGCACGACGCTCGCTTGCCCGGTCCAAGGAACGAGCAGCTGGAAGACGCCGCCATATCCGCCGCGGCCGAAGATCGCCGTGCCGGTCAGCGCGCCGCCCGTCTTCTCGCTCGCGCTGAAGGTGGCCTTCCATTTTCGCTGGTCGCCCAGGCCGTTGCCGATCGTCGGATACGAGATGTTGCGAGACTGCGGCCGCTTGCCGCCCGACGGTGTGGTGATCGAATAGCGCAGCCAGCCGCCGGCGGGCAGCGGCGGCACCCAGAGGAGGGCAAAGCCGTCGCTGGCAATGACGGTGCTGGCTTTGCCATCGGCGAACAGGCAGTCGACTCGCGTGCCGCTGCCGTCGACCCCCGTGAAGGTCACAGCATAGTCGATCGTGTTGGTGTTGCCCGGGTACTGCTCGTGGGGCGCCGGCGTCGCGGCGCCCGTACCGTTCGTGGTCAGGGCAAAGTTGGTGAACACCACCCAGGCGCCGTTCGGAAGCGGCGGCAGGTATTGGTCGACCGTCTCGTTGAGCTGAGACGCGGACGGGGAAAAGAAGCCGTTGATTGCCTGGCCGAACGGCGAGGCGGCGAAGACGAAGCGCTGCGCGCCGCCGCCGATATAGGCGAGCACGCTCATGCGCGAACCCGCGAGATCGTCACATAGGCACCCGTGGTGCTGGTCAGCGCCACGTCAACGATCGCACCGGGGCCGACCTTGAAGTCGCCGTACACGCCGTTGGCGGAGAAGGTGTAGGCGGTGACCATCGTCACCCCGTCCGGCCCGCGCTTGCGCAGCGTGATCGTGCCCCAGGCGCCGGAGACCGCTTCGACGATATAGGTACCGCCGTAGAGCGTTGCGGGCGTCGCTGCCGTGTTCGCGGTGGCGAGGGCGAAGGTCTCGGTGAACTTGTCGGCATCCGGGTCGCGAACGGGCAGGGGCGTCGAGCTGCTGACGACCTTCGCGTCGTCACCCTCCGCGCCGAACGCGAGCATGCGCGTGGCGATATTGCCCCAGAGGTTCTGGAAAGGGATCTTCATGTCAGGGAACTCCGGCTGGAATGATATGGCAGTCGTCAGGGACTGGGCGCGGTGCCGTCGCAGATTGGCTCGCGCAGGCGACGACGCGGCGTCATCGCGGCGGCGTGCTGGGCCATGAGATCCGCCGACGCGCCGAACCGGACATATTCGCAGAGCTTCGCTGCGAGCAGGTCGGCGGCCGAGCGCGCATCCTCCGGGCGCGCGGGGAGCGGGGCAGGCGCCGGGTTGTCCAGCACCTGCCTCTCGGTGACGGCCCGCTCGACGTGCGTGACCGCGACTTCCTGGGTCTCGATGCCGCGCGTGGTGGTGCCGGCGCAGCCCGCGAGCGCGGCGCAGGCGAGCAGATAGAGCAGCTTCATCGCCAAATCTCCTTGAGCGTGGGTGAGGGTTCGCAGGCGCCCGCCGGCGGGCGGGGCGCGTTGGCCGCGCTCCGGAGCAGTCGGTCGACGGTGGCGCGCTGCGCATCGCCCGCCGAGCCGATCGCCGCCAGCTGCTGCTCGAACTCTGCCTGCCGGGCCTTGTCGTTCGCCTCGGCCGCCTTTGCGGTCGAAGTGCAGGTCTGCAGGCCGGTGCGCAGCTTCGTCACGGCGTTTCCAAGAAGCGTGATCTGGGCGGCCGTGTCGCGCCGCGCGAGCCGCAGGTTGGGCACCGCCGCCTTGGTGGCCTCGTAGACCGCGTTGCCGAACGCGATCTCCTTGGCCAGGTGCGACCGCGCGTCGTTGAGCTGCCAGCGCAGCACGAGCAGCGCGATCAGCAGCAGAGGGGTGGCCCACCAGCACTTCTTGAGCAGCGCGAGCAGGCCGCGGCCGATCGCCGCGAAGGTGAGTGGGCTCATTCTTGCTTCTCCGTGGCGATCGACGGCATGAAGCTGATGTCGAGGTGTGCGATGCTTTCCCCGCACCATGCGATGAGACCCTTCGCCATCCGACCGTGCGGCTTCGTGGTCCATTCGCCGTGAAGGCTGCAGCGGCCGGTTACGCCCCGCACCGCGCCGTTCAGCGATTCGAGCAGCGCGTCGCGGGTCCAGACGTTGTGCTCCCGCCAGGGGACCGCAACGAGGTCGATGTCACGATTGAGCGAACCGTGAACGGTGAGGGCGTAACCTGCCTCGGTGGCAGCGCGGCGCATGGAGGGCAGGATCAGCTCGAGCAGCGCCCGGTTATAGGCGCCCTGGACGATATCGTCCGCGTCGGTGCGCTCGCGCATCAGCTCACCGCCGCGACGCGAGCCGCATAGTTCGCCGGCGTCTTGCCGGGCAGGAGGTTGGTGACGCAGCCCTCCCACTCCCGCGCGCGGCGCCGCACGAGGCCGCCGATCACGCGGCCGCCGGCCTTGTTCCAGAGCTTGAAGGCATCGCAGCCCGCAACCCACTGGCCTGCCTCGAAGCGGCGCCGCGCCGTGGATCCACACCAGCCCTTGGCCCCGGCACCGATGTTGTAGGCGAGGGAGACCGCGGCGAACCGCTGGAAGTCGCGGCCGGGGCGATCAAGGCGCAGCGATGGCGTGCAGGCCAGCACCGCCTGGGCGTGGACGACCAGCGCGTCCTCCAGCATCACGGTGCACTGCTGCTCGGTGAACACCTTGCCGGTGCGCCTCGCAGCGTTGATCTCGGCGCCGGTGAGGCCGTCGCAGGCCGTCGCCACGCCCACGATATCGAGATAGGTGCGCAGGTACTGCGGCCCCGAGATGTGGGTGATCGTGGCCTGGCCGGTAGCCTCGTCCACCTTGACGTCGACCTTTCGGCCGCTTTCCTCGTGCGGGGTGCTGGTGAACAGCAGCGTCGCGGCGATCGCGCCCACGACGCCGACCAGCGTCATCCGTCCAGGCTTGGCGGGCTGCTTCGCGCCCCACTGCGTCGGCGGCAGCGGCCGCCCCGTATCATTCCCCATCGGTCTTCTCCTTCTGCTTGACGAAGGTGACCAGCAGGACCGCGAGGTTGAGCGCGAGCGGCACGACCATCGCGATGCCGCGGGGGAGGTGCGCCACGATCTCGGGCGGGAGCTGGTACCAGATCTGCTGGACCGCGCCCGGCGCCGCGAGGGCGTAGGCAGAGAGCGCGGAATTGAGGACGGTCAGTTGCACCGACCAGCGGCGCCACACGCATCGGCACTCGTCCAGAAGACGGGCGCGGACGCGCGTAATGAAGCCGCGCCATCGCTGGCACAGCGCGGTGAGCATGAACATCGATGTCTCCGGTTGTGGTGGCCGCTACCCGCGGTCGTAGGTCGTGGCGATGCCCACGAGGGTCGGGCTTTCCTCGAGCTGGCAGAGTTTTTCGATCGCGCGCTGCATAGCCGCGTCCGCCTCCTGTTCCTCCGGGTAGGCGAGGCGGAGTGCCTCACCGATCGCCGGCGCTGCCGGCGGGACGGCGACCGGGCGATGGAGGAAGCGGAGGACGGTCGCGATCATTGATCAGCTCCCCGGGTCAGGGCACGCTCCAGGATGCCGCGCGCGCGTGCGATCACCTCGGGCTGCTCGTCGGGCGCCAGGCTGAAGGCCAGCAGCAGCAGTTCGAAGGCCGTGGACCAGGCGTTTTCGCGCCGTCGGCCCCGGTCGAGCGCAACCCTGAGCAAGCGGATTTCCTCCTCCAGCTTGCCCGCGCGGGCCCACCCCTGTTCGTGGAGTCGGTCCGTGCGTGCGGGAGAGAGCCAGTCGGAGAGGAGCTTGCCGCCCCAGCCGCCACCGAGGAGACCGGTGGCGAGCAGGGAAACCCCGGCGAGCAGGGGGTTGGACGAGATCAAATGAAGCACCGGGCCCCCTATGAGGTGCGAGGAAAACGGGATCAGGAAATGGGGTGGACGTCGGCCGCCTCAAGCGCCGCGAGGCGTGCCTCCTGCGCGGCGATCAGGAACAGGGCCAGCTGGTCGACGCGGATCCCGTAGCGATCCGCCGCCTCGATCCCGAGCTCGGGGTCAACCTCCCATTGATTGTAGCAAAGGAACGCGTGCCGGAATGTCGGCGGCGCATCCTGATGCGATTCCTCCAGACCCTCTTCGATCATGATCGCCGCGACGCGCTGCGCGCGCACGCCGATATGAATGCGCGCACCCAGCTCGCCCTTCTCGGCCACAGCGTCGAGGAACTGGTAGCAGCCGATCTCGGCAGCGATCCGCCGTGCCGCCCGCATATGGGCCGGGGATAGCTCGCCCAGCCAATTCTTCTCGCGCTCGTCGGAGGTGTTGATGGTGCCCGTGCCGGCGTAGACCACCGAAAAGCGGAGGCTGGAGAGGCCGAGCGACCTGGTGTTGTCCGTCCACGGCGAGAAATCCGCAGAGCTGCCCTGCACGAGGATTTGCCGCCAAGTGCTCCAGGTGCCACCAAAGCGGCCGCGCACCCCCATCAGTTCGGGATTGGAGCTATAGGGGATCGCAAACTGGGTGACGTTCCCGGCCCCGGTCTTCGTGGCATATTCGAAATTGAAGGGATGGAAGTACCCGCTTCCACCGGGCCCATTGGTCGCCGAGGGCTGCATCAGGGTCCTCCCGGAGCCGGAGGTGCTGTTATCGACGTGGTTCCAGTCCGTCGAGCCAACGGTCGTCTTGGCACCGAAACCGCCGGACATGCTGCCCCCGATCCCAAAATTGCCGTCTGCATCCATCACCGGCATCGGGCCGGTGAAGCGATGCGGCACGCCGGCGTCATCGACGAAGACGAAGCTGTAGTTGACCGCAGTGTAATTGCGCGCGTCAAGCGAAGCGAAGGGGGTTTCGGCCACGGTCAGCTCTCCGGTTCAGCAGGGGGATCGCCGGCGCCAGGCGCGCCCGGATAGCCGGCGGTGATGTCGATTTCGTCGATGGCGGCAACAGTGGCGCCCGCAGACAGTGCGTCGTCCAAGGCTCTGCGCACGCCGCGCAGGGCGTTGTCGCAAAGCCCGCTGAAGGCCGCGACGCCAAGCCCGAGCGCGATCGTCTGGTCGGCGTCGATGGTCGTTTCCTGCCCGGCCTCGTCGTCGAACGTGAAGGAGAACGGCAAACCCTCGCCCTTCATGAGGGTGGCCATCTGGACGGCGCCGGCGATGGTCAGCCGGCTTTCTACGTCCATCTTCGCCACGACGGCGCGCTCGGCGAAAACCCCCCAGACCGGAAGAGGCGCGTTCCGGCGCCGCTCCCGATATGCCTGCGCTGCTTGCCAGCGAGCATCTCGCGCTCGCTGCGGACTCGCCACCCATTCGCCGCCAACTAGCGCCAGATTATCCACGTTGCTGCCATCGGGCAGCTCCGGTCCGATCTGGGTCCAGTTCTCGTCGTAGCCGTTGAGACTCTCCACACACTGGCGGTCGCCAGTGGAGTTGTGCTGGATCAGGATCATGCCCACGCCACCGCCATTTCGCCTGTTACTGTTACAGTCACACCGCCGTTCACCGTCTTTCGGACCAGCACCTGCACGTCGATCGTCGCGTCGGCCGGGATCGAGCCCGACGACAGCGATCCAGAGATGTCGACGGAACCCAGGTCACTCGCAGTCGCGATGTTCCCGGTCGCTTCGCTACCGGTGAAGTCGGTCCAGGTGCCTCCGTTGATGCGATACTGCGCCTTGGCGACGCAGGTCGCGCTTCCGGACACCACACCGTAGCTGACCGTCGCGCTGAACTGGATGCCGGCACCGGCAGAAGTCGGCATCCCGGCGATCGAGCCGGAGACCTGATAGACGTTCGTGTTGAAGGTGTTGGAGATCGGGCCGGTCTTCGAATACGCGGCCGAGCCCTGCTTGTTCTTGGAGACGCTCACGGCGAGATCGTAGTCCTGCCCGCCAAATGCCGCTCGGAAGGTGAAGGAACCGCTGTCGATCGTGCAGCTCGTGATCGCCCAAGCGCCAGCGGAGTCGATGGTTGCGGTGATCCCGGTCGGACTCGAGCCCTGCGCAGAATAGGTGACGCCGGTGGCGATCACGGCCGACCCCTGCAGGAGCTTGAGCGTCCCAATTGCGTTGGTTAGGGCCCCCGATTTGAGGGTTCCATTCGCGAAGGCGTCCAGCTGAACCGCAGGCTTGCTCAGCACCGGGGTAATCCCAGGGGCACCCGCAGCGCCGTCTTCGCCGACCACGCGCACCGCAGCCGACCACGTTGCCCCGCCGTCAGTCGATTGCCGCTGATACAGGTCCCCGGGCGTGGCGGTGTTGTGCCAAGCCGTTGAGCCATCGACCGACCATTGGGTCAGCAGCGTGGACGCCGTGATCGCCACATCAAGCGCGGCATAGGCGGCATAGAAGTCAGTCCACTTGGTCTTGAGCGCGGCGCCCCCGCCCGTACCGAGAGGACTGTCCTGCGATTTGTCCGAATAGGCGGGAGAAATGGCCGCGATCGCGGTGCCCAGCGTGGTGTACTTAGAGGTCAGCGCCGCCCGTAGCGACGAGACGCCGCCGAAGGCCGCGGCCCGCGCGTCGAGCGCCGCGAACTTCGCCTGACCTTCGAGCCACTCCCGCTCAAACTGAGGCTTCTCACCTCGCGACAGGATGTCGTCATCGACGATGGTCGCGATCGCGGCGGTGCTGGCGGCAATGGCGGAGGCCTCCGCCGACGTCGCACCATAGGTAGCAACGAAATCCCAGGTGGTGCCGCTCCATCGGCTCAAGGTCTTGGTGCTAGGCTTGTACCAAAGATCGCCGACGCCCTCGGCGGTCGGCGTCGATTCCTGGTTGAAGGTTTCGACCTTGCCGTCCGCGGTCGCCTGCGCGCCGGCTGCGTCGAGCAGTGCCTGGGCGATCCGCTGGTCCGGTGCCGGGGCCCATGGTGGATAGACGATTGCTCCGTACCCGGGGAAGGTCACGACCGTGCCGGCGTACGATATTCGGCCGTCGCCAGCGATCCGCTTGTACTCGAGGTTCCCCGCGTCCTCATCGACCCAGCGGTCGTTCACGCTGCTTTCCGCGGCGGTTGGTGGCGTCGCCTGGTAGAAGATCGTGCTTTTGCCGGCCGCGAGTTCGCTCGCTGCTTCGGCCGCCCCGGTCGCCAAAGTATAGCGCGACTGCGCATCCGAGAGCGAGATGGTGTAGGCGGTGACGTCGGCCAGATCCTGCAGCGCGCGGCCGTAGACGTTGAACGAGGCCAGCTTGATGTAGAGCGTGTCACCGACGTTGAGGTCGGTGTAGTTGAGCTTGAAGATTGCGTCATCGATCCGGACGAAGGGCTGTCCGATCGCGTGCGAGATCGCCGCGCTGCCGTGCAGGCCACGCCGCAGAGGGCTCAGGTTGTAGCGGTGCGCGCCGGTCAACGTCGCGTTCTGGTAGGAGATCAGCTCGTTGCCGACGAGCGCCAGCGTCGCGCCGGCGTTCATGTCCGCGGCGGAGCCCCCGGTCAGCTCGCCCAGGCTGACGCTCAGGTTGACCGCGAGCATGTTCACATTGTCGGGGTCGGCGTGGAACGGCAGCGCCGCGGTGATGGTCCCGTACCGAGCTGGTCCCTCGATTCGGCCCGCGCGGCTGTAATTGCTCCCGTCCGCGCTGATCCAGACCTCGGCGCCGCCCCATGTGGCCGACGTCGATGCCGCAGCAATCCAGACCTCCGGATCGAACCCGGTCAGCTCGACCGGGGGAACGAACAGTGCCGGCACCGATGCCGCGCCGGGCGCAACGTCGGTGTTCGGCACGTAGCCGTCGCTCGAGTGCGAACTGTACTGGGCGGCCGAGGCGGTCCCGGCATCGACACCCTCGCAGGTGAAGCTCAGAAGGCCGTCCTCGTCTTCCTCGATCTCGGTGATCCGCACCAGAACTCGATCGAGCTTCAGCTCGTCGGTGGTCGTCGTGAGGGTGAGGAGGTCCATCGGCTCCAGGAGCACGAAGTTCCAGGGCAGGCGGTGATTGTAGGTCTCGCGCACATAGAGGGTGCGCTGAAGCAGCAGCTGGGCGCTCTTCGCGGCGATCGCGCCGTCGCAGATGCAATGCAGGGTCGTCGGATCCTGCTTGCGCGCGCCGAACTCGACGATGTTGGCGAGATCCTGGGCGGGCTGGATCGCGATGTTGTAGGCGTTCGAGCGGTCGAGATATTCGACCTGCACGATGTTGTAGGCGTCCGACTGGTCCTTGATCGTCTGGACGACCGGCGCCTCGCCGTCCTCGGCGATGAAGTCGTCCTCGTTCAGCCCATACCGGGGCGTCAGGTCCGGGGTCCAGGTGACACCGTTCGCGGTCGCAGCGGCATCGCCGTAAGGCTTGATCTTGAGCACGCCCTCCGACCAGAACGCGGCCGAGTTGGTGGCGAGCGTCCACTCGCCAAGATAGGAGGCAGCGCTCGCCTGGGACTCAAGCACCGGCGACAGCAGCAGATTGTTGGCCCGGCAATAGGCCGACCAGTCGCTGAGGTCGCCGAGCAGGCCGGCGGCCCAGCCGGGCACGCCATGCGAGGTGCTCTGCAGGAAGTCGGTGACGATGTCCTTGGGATCCGCATCGCAGACACCGCCGCCCAGCTGGATCGCGAAGTCGACCTCGAAGGAATGGTTAGCCAGCGTCGCGCTGTCGCCGAGGGCGTAGTCCTGCGCGTAGACATAGGCGATGCCGGAATAGGCCATCGCCTGCGCGGGGAAATAGGACTGCAGGTAGCCCCAGACTGGCTGATCGACGGCGCCATTCGCCAGCGAGAGCCCCGCCTGGGCCAGCGCGGAGGTACCGCCGGCCACGAACACGGACGTGTCCTTGTAGACGGTGCGGACGCCGCCGAGCTGGCCCTCGCTGAGCGCCATGATCACCGAGGCGGTGTAGGTGTAGGTGGTGCTCTTCGACGCGCCGCCCATGCCCTTGCCGCCGGCCGACTGCTTCGTGGTGTGCGCGATCGCCTTGAAGGCGTTGTACCAGATCAGGTTGCACTTGATCCGGCCGCGGCCCCAGCCGATCGTCAGCGGAAGCCCGAGCGTCGAGGTCTGGACCGCGATCTGATTGAGCCTCGCTGCGCTGGTCGAGGTCGTCTTGCCGCCCAAGGTCAGATCTCCGGAAACAGCGTGAAGAAGCGGACCGGGCGGGAGCGGAGCTCTTCGTCCCGGTCGATGTTGGCCCGGGTGACGCCGCCGCCGATGATGACGGCGTGGATCACTTCGGGCAGGTCGATGATGATGGCGCCGTGCGAGAAGCAGCGGCCGTATTTCCAGATCGCGAAATCGCCAGGCTCGGCTTGGGCTCGATCGATCTCGCGGGCGTACCGCGTCACCCAGCCCAAGTACTGCTCCTCATCGCGGTGAAGCATCCACTGGGGCGAATACTCCGGGTCCAGGTGAGGGATCAGGCCGACGAATTCGTAGACCGCCGCGGGATATTGAGCGCAGTCGACGCCCACCCCCTTCACGCGGGCGCGGTGGTGATACGGCGTGCGCTCCCAGGTCAGCGCCTCCCGGACCACGTCTGCCCGGGTGACGCTGACAAGCGTCATCCGAAGGCGGTCTCAGGAACCGGCACGAAAGGCGTCGATTTCAGCCGGCCGAGGTTGTTGAAGCGGGCGATGCAGCGCGCGCGGGTGAGGTCGCAGCCCGGGTACGCGATGAAGGTGTCACCAGCGGCCGGGGAAGCGGGCAGGGACCGGATGAGGGCGAAATTGCCGGCGCCGTCGTTCGATCGCACGGTCGCGGTCAGGCCGTTGTTGGCCCCCGACGTGAATACGATCCGGCCCTGAGCAAAGTCATTGGCCGCGGTGGAAAGTGTCGAGGCGAACGCCGCCGCGGTGGGCGTGCCGGCGACAGCGCCCGACACGGCGAACAATGCCGGGTTCAGTCCACAGCCGGCGTCGTAGACCGTATGCACGCAGGCGGTCTGGTACAGGTTCGCCGGCATGTTGACGTTGAGCAGCACTGCCCAGGAGGAAATGGTGACGCTGGCGGTCGAGCCCTTGATGCCATCCACGGACGTCACGCGCCCGGCGAACCGCAGCACTGTGCCGGTCGCCGGATCTCCCCACTTCGGAAAGAAGGCACGTTCCAGGCGCACGGTTGCGCCGTCCAGCCCGCGCTTGCGGATGAACTGGATCACCGGCACGCCGTTGATCAGATCGTTCGAATCGGCGGTGACCTCCATGGGGAGGCTGGCCACCTCGAGCCCGACCTTCTCGCTGATAGGCCCACGCTTGATCGCGGGGCCGAGCAGGAAGCGCTGAGAATTCGCCGTGATCTCCAGGTCTGCTCCCGACCAGCGCACCACGGCGCCGCCGTTGAGCGTGATCGTCCAGATATCCGCCATCTCGAAGTTTTCGCCACTGTTCAGCAGCTCGATCAGGGCAGGGTTGGCGGCCTTCATCAGCGTTTCACCGAGATCAGTTCGAGGCCCGACAAGGCCCAGAGCTTCGCCATCAGCTGCTCGGGGTCGAGTTGGTCCTGGTTGAAGCGAACGAGGAACATGAACTGCCCGGACCAGGTGAGGACCTGGCCGGAGGCTGGCGCCGCGGTGAAGGTGATCGCCCCGCGCGGGCCGAGCGTGAACGCCGTGGTGTCCGTGGCGCCGACCGACACTTTCGGCGTCCCCAAGACCGAGCGCACCGGCTCGAGGAAGGTCATTGCCCCAACACCGCCTTGGCGGATCAGCTGGAAGGTCTTGCTGGCCCCGTCGCCGACGCCGAAGGGGCAGTTCGTCGCCAGATTGTCGTCCGGGTCGAAATACGAGAACTGTATCGCCCTGCCGGCGTGCGAATTGAAGAACCCGAACAGGCGGGCGAGCTCCGGCGCAGCGACGTTGTCGCGAAGCACCTCGTACTTCAGCTTGAACAGCCACTTCGGATAGGACCAGTTCTGCCGGCTGCGCTCGCGGCCGGAGGTCGCGGTGGCGATCGCCGTCGACCACATGGGCGACTTGCTGGATAGGAAGCCTTGCCCAGGCAGGAAGGGGAATACCGACCCGTCGTTCGTCAGATCCGGCAGGATCGGCGTGTACGGTGCGGTCATACAGTTCTATTCCTCCATTGCGCGCGGTCGCCCGGGTCGGGACATTGCCGACGATGCGACTCGGACCGGAATCGATGGGCCAACTCCCCCCTGGCGAGGAGGATTACGTTGAGCGCGCCATTGCCGCCTGGCGGGCGTCTGGTGCTGTTTCTTATGTGGAGATCCTGGGGGCTTGCCCAGAATCGTACGCGTATGAAGGCATGCTCTTCCCCTTGGACAAGCCGCCGGTATTGCCCTTCCCCGGTTGCACAAGGTCACCGTGCTGCGGGTGCGCGCTCATGCCCATTGCAGATGACGAGGACGGTGAGCACGCTGTCCGCCGCCTCGTTGAAAACGGCGATGCCCAAGGCTAACCTACTGGCCGGAGGGACATCAATGCGACTCAATCTTCTCTATGGCGGCGCCTTCTTCTGCGCCCTGCTTGCGCCGCTGTTTGCCTATCGCGGGCTCACCATGGATGTCGCTGTCGCGACGCCCATCACTCCATTTTCTGAGGGCGGCTCCGTCGCGAATTTGCAGCTGCTATTCACTCAGCAAGCTTGCATCGCTGCTGCGATTGGCTTCGCGGTCGTCGGAGCAATTATGTTCGGCTGTGGTGCGATCGTACAGAGTCTCGAAAAGACGGCCAGCCGAGAGAATTCCGCTGACCCTTCAGAAGGCTCTAAAGGGTAATTCCGGTCCCCACGAACGCGCCCTCACGGTGGGCTTTAATAAGCGCCTTCGCGATGGATGAGCGATTGGACATGATCTGCTCGTGGGTCATCCCGCGAGCGGTGTGGTCGTGGTAGTTGAGCGTCATGCCGCTCGGCGTATCGTTTGCCGCCTCGGGAGCGTTGGTGTTGGCCGCTGGCAGGGCCGAGGCAAGCGAACCACTCAGATTGTCAGGCAGACCGAGGCTCGGGATCGAGGCAAAAAGGGCCATGATATTGCGCCACCCTCCAGCTTCCGCGGCAGGGATAATAGTTTCGCCCTTGTGAACGAACGCCAACTGGTCCTCGGAGAGGTTCTGTGCGCCCTGGGCATAAGGCGCGACGGCAAGCATTCCCATGAAACTCATCGTGCTGGCCACAGCCCCGGCGGCGGCCGCAGGCGCAAGGGCAGGACCCACGACGGGAATGGCGGCGGTTGAGGCGAAGGCATTCGCACCCGCAACCGCGGCGGCGGAGGTAATCTCTGCCGCCTTCGCGGCCTTGTCCATGGCGCCGCCAAGGATGACGGCGGTCAGTTTCGTCGTCAGCCACTTCTCAATAATGCTCGCCAGCACGTTCCCGACGATGGACGCCATACCGGTATAGAGACCGCGGATGGTGGCGACAAAACCCTGCTGCAAGGTGAGCAGGCGACCGATCTGCTGTCCCCACAGCTGCGACACCGAGGCGATGGCCTGACGCTGGATTTGCGTCCGAGCAAGGGTCGCTTGGCGATCGATCTGGGTGAGCCGGGTCTGGTGCTGGGAACGGAGCTGCTCGACCTGCTTGTCTAGAGCCGCGGCGGCTGCGAGATCGCCCGGACGCACGTTGCTCCTGCTTGTGTCCAGCCGGGCCATAGTCGCAGCGTATCGCTTGTTCTCACCGTCGCGCAGAATCGCGAGTAGCTGCGCCTCGGTGCGCAGGCCCAGGTCCGTCCTCAGCCGCGCGACGTCCTCTTCGGCATCGAGCTGGCGGAGGCGGATTTCCTCCACGCGCCGGGCGTTCTCTTCCTCGATGCGGCGCCTCTCCTCCGCACCCTCGCGAAGGATTTGCGTCAGTTGCCGCTGGGCGGCCTGATACTGGGTGGACTGGGCACCATACTTGCGGAGCACGAACTCGGCTTCCTCCGTCGCGATCCGCTTGCGCTCTTCGGTGTTGCCCTTGGCCTCGTCGAGCTCCGTCTGGTACTTCGCGATTTGCTCGTCGATGGACTGCTTGGTCAGTTCCGAATGCGCGGCGAGATAAGCCTTGAGGACCGACAGGCGCTCCTCCTTCGACATCTTCTCGCCATCGAGGATCTTCTGCCAATAGTCGGCCTCGGCCTTGGCGGAATATTCGATCGCGGAGCCTTGCGCATCCTGCGCCTGGGCCCAGGCGAGCTTCAGCTCCTCAAGATCCTTTTCCCAATCCCCGAAGCGTGATTTCGCCGGCGTGTTGGTGCCGCCACCACTGGAGATGCCGCTGGTGGTCCCGAAGCCACTCGCGATCTCAGGAGCCTTGATCGCCGTCTCCATGACGGCGATCTGCTGCTGAAACGACAGCGCGGTGGCGTTCGCGGAATTGAGGTTGGCCTCAGCGCGGGCCTTGGCCGGATAGGTCGCCTGCGCGCCATAGGAGCCGCCTAAGCCTGGCTGTGCCTTCGCCCTGTCGTAATCATCTGAAGCGGTCTGGTAGTTGCCGAGGGCCTCGCGATACTTGCCCTGTGCTTCGGCGGCCATGGTGCGCAGGTTGACAAGGCGGGCCTGCGCCTCGGCGAGCAGCGCTTCTCGGACCTTGCCATGCGAGGTGGCGAGACGGTCGGCTAGGTCGGCCGATTTCTTGTACTCATCTTGCGCGCCGGCTTCTGCGCGGGCGAACTCCTCAGAAGCATGCGCGGCATCGCCGGTGGCAGCGACCAGCGCGATCATCCCGACGGTCAGGACTGCGAGCGCGATTCCTACAGGGCCGCCCAGCGCCGCCAACAGGGTCCGGCCGGTGGTAGCCGCGATGAGCCCCAGAGCTTCCATCGTGGTCGCGGCACCGATCGCTCGCGCCTGCATCGCAAAGATGGCGGTTTCGGCCAGCGCCGTCGATGCGGCTGCCGCGACCATGCCTCGTACAAAATCCACGGCCATCAGCGTGGCGAGCAGGCTGGCGATCGCCATCAACGTCTGGATGTTCTCCGCGAGCGCCACCACAATCGGGCTAAGGGCGGTGACGACCGCCATGGCAACCTGGCCCGACGCGACAAGCATGTCGAAGACCTGCTTCACCGTACCGCCGGCGTGGTACGAATCGACCATCGCTTTTACGAGGCCGTTGAAGCCTTCCACCGCCTGGGTGAGCAGCGGGGCGAGGGCTTCGGTTAGCGCGTTCTCGAGACCACGCATGGCGAGCGTGTTATCGTCCCAGGCGTCGGCAAGATCGTTGCCGGCCGCTACTGCTTGATCCGAGACGACGCCGTAGGTTGCCAGCTTGCCATTGAGCTCGCTGAGCTGGTCCTGCGACAGCGAGAGGATCGGGATCAGCTCGGCACCGGTGCGGCCGAAAAGCTGCATCGCGAGCGCAACCTTGCTCGGCCCGTCCGCCATCTCGGCGAATTTGGCCATAGCGGTCTGGAATAGCTCCATCTGCGTGTAGGAGCCGTTGAGGTCGACGCCGATCTGGCTGAAGGCCGCCGCCGCTTCCTTGCCGCCACCCTTCGCAGCCGCGAAGGACTTGTCGAGCTTAGCCATCGCGCCGGCCATGGTGTCGACGTTGCTCTGGGTCACATCCGCGATCGCCCCCAGCCGCTGCACGTCGGCGGTTGCGATGCCGAGGCGCTGAGAAAGCAGCTGCGTCTTTTCGGCAGCGTCGCCCATGCGCTGCGAGAAGTCGATCGCCTCTCGGCCGCTGAGGTAGACCAGCATGCCCTTGATGGCGCCGGTGACCGTATCGAAGGTTCCGCGCATCGCTTCGCCGTTACGGCGAACCTCGCTCGATACCTCGCTGATCTGTGCCTCCATCGCGCGCGCGGCATTCGTGCCCGCGGTGAAGGCGTTGCGCATCTCGCCGGCGAGAACGTCGAAGCGCTCGTTGAGCTGCTGGAGCAGCGGCACGAGCTCCGACATTTCCCCTTTCGCCTTGTCCACCCCGGGCTTCACAGCGGTGGCGTCCGCTACGACGCGGATCTTGGCTTCATTGTCAGGCATGGTGCCTCCCGGGGTTCATATCTGGGCGAGCTTGGCGAGGATGGCCTTCGACGCCTCAAGGGTGTCTGCGCCGGCGGCGACGGCATGATCCGCCGCGAGAGCGGCGATCGAGGGGGCATTCGGCGGGGGCGCAAGTTCGACGCGATCGTCGGCGTCAGATTCGCCGGTGAGCTTGGCGCCCCACGCTGAGGCCAGCATTGCCACCGCGATGTGGACCGGTGGACCGCACGCCTTCCAGTGACGACGGAGATGTTCGACATCGTTGAGATGCCAATGCTCTTCGATCGCCCGCTTGGATCCTCCCTCGATGCCGGCAGCGATCAGCTCGAAGAGGAGGGTTAGGAGGCTGCGCTCGAGTCCACCGGCAGTTCCTCCACCGCTACCGGTGCGGGCTCTTCCCCCGAAATGAGGCCTCCCGCTCCGAGCACGGCCGTCATGGCGGTGAGCAACTGTGCGTATGCGCCTGCGGTGGGATCGACCTCATCCAGCAGCTGATCCATCGTGACCGAGGGATCGATTTTGACGATCCCCACGTGCAGGACGCCCAAGGCATCCTTCATCGTCAGCATCATCTCGGCCTTGGTCATCTTCTGCACGATGAGGCTCGAGATACGCGCGACATCTTCGGGCGTCTCGGTGCCGACGATCTGCAGGCCGGTCCTGTGCATGATCTCAGCCATGCGCTCCTGCTGGGCGTCGACGAAGGGGGCGGCGCTGATCATCGCGCCGAGCTTGTAGGGCGCGATCTCCCAATCGCGCCCGAGGAGGGTGATCGTGACCATGATCAGTTCGCCGTCGACCAGGTGCCGACGCGGCCCAGGCCATCAGCGAACGCCGAGCCGTCGAGCTCGGGGATCATGAAATCGTCCTGCTTCGAGGCCAGGCTCAGCTTGCCGGACAGGCAGTTGAACAGCGACAGCGACAGGCCCTTGCCGCCGAAGCCATGGGAGAGGTCGAGGCGGAAGGTCGGCGCTGCGCCCATCTGGAGGTTCATGATGGTGGACTTCTGAGCCACCGTGGACGTCGCGGTGTACTGGAAGCTGATGAAGACCGTCTTCCCGGTGTCGGCCGCCGCGAATAGGTAGGCGCCGGCGGTGACGCTGTACTGCCCGGTGGTTGGGGTGCCGCTGACGCAGGTGTAGAGGTTGCCGTTCGAATCGGTGACGCCGAGGTCCTTCGTCCAGGTGCCCGAGCCCGGTACGGTCGGCGTGACGGTGAAGGGCGTCGCGGGGATCGCCGAACCGATCACGTCGAACTGGTCGAGGATCGCGCCGGCCGCGACGGTCTGGCCGAAGAACAGAGAGTTGAGCAGCGCGCCGTTGATCTGGCCCATCTTGGCCTTCCAGTCGATCTTGCCCTTGCCGCGCGCCAGGGCGACCGGGAACTGGTTCTGGCCATAGAGCTGCTTCGTATCGAAGCTGATGTCGACGCTGATGTCCTGCAGCGTGCCGACGAGGACGGGGGTCGGGACCGCGATCGCGGCGCCGTTGGCGTCAGTCGTGGGGGTGCCCCAGACGACGCCAGAACCGAAAACGTGCATGGTTCTTTCTCCAGATAAGCCGGCGATGCCGGGGGTGTTAAGCGGTGAGGATTCGGACGGGGATGAGGGCGACTTCGCGGTCGCCCAGAGTGCCCTCGGAGGTTTCGATGCTGCCCTCGATGCGGGCCCACTCGACGAGGCCGCCGAGCGTCTGCGGCTGGCTGCGGGCATTCGCCTCGAGCTTGCCGCTGATCACGTCGAGGATCGGGTTGATCACCTCGCCGGGCGAGCGATCGCCCTCGCGGATGACGTAGACGTAGAGAGTGGCCTCGAGCAGCCACTTGGTCGGGAGGCCATTGACCGCCGTCGTCGCGACGGTCTCGCGGCCCTGCGCCATGAAGAGCGCGGGGTGCTCCTCGGGCGGCACGTCGTTCCAGTGGCGCAGGGTGCGGGCGGTCTCTTTCGGGTTCTTGAAGGTCGCCTGATCCCAGACGAGCTCGAAGAGGGCGCCGTAGATGTTCTCGCGCACGATCATTCGACGGCCCTCCCGAGCGCAGCGTTGATTTCCTGCAGCGGCACGCCAGCGGCCTCCAGCTCGCGCAGGGCAGCGCGGAGGAAGGAGCGCTCCGGAAGCTTCATGCGCATCTGGTGCGCGCTCACTGTGATCGACTTCGGCGAGATAGGCCGGCCGAACGCCTGCTTGATCTGGCGCAGGTGCGCGCGGACATCGACGGTGCCCTTGAAGCCATATTCGTGGGGCGGCGCATATTTGACCGGCGTGGACACCACGCCAGCCACGATGTTGGTCGAGACCTCGACCACCTGGCCGATGGATCGCCGCAGGCGACCGGTGCGAACGTTCAGCACCTGGCCGCTCAGCTTGTCCTTCATCACATTGCGCTGAAGGCGGATTGCGATGCGGGTGATGCCGATGACCAGCTCGTC